ATACTCACTAGAAGTACGATTAGAAAAAGTAATTCCTCCATAAGGAGTTATATATCGTTCATAACTAAAAGTAGCTCTTGCCGGTGAATGCATATATTGGTATTCTAATCCTCCACTACCTGGTATAACTCCACATAAAGATGCGCCCATTATATACTTAGCCCCACACCAATCTTCTTTTATATTTACCAAATAAGTTTCTCCTCCTATACTATGAGGTCTACTTGCAGGCCACATTAATCCAGCAGTAATAACATCATCCTGATTTCCAGGGTTTGTAACATTAACAAAATCATATCCCATAGTAGGTACTGAGGTTCCATCTACTCTTCCCCCATCCGGTACCCAAGCTCCCCAACTAATTTGAATTCTATCATTTAATGGATCCTGACTCCAAGCATTATTTTGCATTCCATTTGAATAAGATGTTTGAGCCCCACAAGGATTTGCACCAGGTACCCCACCAACTTGGGTCAGAGGATAATACCATTTCATCCAATGATTACTATAATTTCTCCAGAAGACTCCTGCCCCCATCAGTAGACTTCCTAATCCCATTGTAGAATTAAACAAAGGAAAGAAGAGTGCTTGTGTTTTTATATAATCTCCATCTGAAAGAGGTGTATCAACACCTAGTCCTCCTGAATAATTTTTTGGATTTGTAGGATCACTATTATGCCATCCTAATGGACCATATAATAGTAACTCTCGTTTTCTTGTATAACATAACCTCGTACCTGAATTTACAGGAGAGGGTTGGTTATATGGATATGCATCACAAGTACATGAGTTAGTTGATCCATCTACTGCAGCTAAAAATGCTCCCCCACAATTATAACTAAACTTAACAACTTCAGGAATTAATACTTCTCCATTATTACCTGCTCCCCAATAATTCTTTAAACCTGTTGCTCCAATATCGCTCCATTCATCTGCTACCATCTTTAATCTATCTACAGTCCCAACTAAAGCTGTACCAAAACGAGACATATCTTTAGAAGTTCTATCACAACGTACAATAGAGTATCCAGTAATACCTAATGCATTTACATCTATTCCTGATGTTAATGGATCTAAATTAACTGAAAATTCAATTCCAATATTATTAGTAAACATCTTACCAACCCATCGAATTGCTGTATCTAGATAACTGTTCGAAGGTGATCCTGGCGCTGGTTGCCAATCATGTATAGCCCAAAAACCAAATGGGTTACCTACACCTGTACTATAAGCAAAGGGCATTTTAATATCACCAATCCAATTTACAAAACTTGCTTGTCCTTTATTATTATAAAAGACAATACCAAATCTATAAGTCTCTCCTCTTGAATACCCTCCATATAAACTCCATTTATAAGGAGATTTATAATTATCATAAGTATTGTTCATAGGATAACTTTGTACAGGTATACCTAAGTTATCTACAGAAGCTGTTAAGATCCCACCTGTTAAGAAGCATCCTTGTTGAGGTTGAGGATTAAATCCAGTACAAGAACCTATATTTGACATAGCCCAACATGTGCCTGAATTAGTCATCCAATTATAATACTCTAGAACCTCATCTTGTTCGTGCTGCTCTCTTATAAATTTATAACTAATATTTACTCCTGTTCCGCCTAGAACTCTACCATTATCTTGATACATATACTGATCAGTAGTAAACCAATCCGGATTAGTTGAAGGATTTTCATCATTATAACGATTTATACAATCATGTTGTTCAGGTACACTAGTAATAGGAATATAAGGAGCTATCGGATTAATTAAATTAGTACCATCTAAAAAGACAGGAGCATCAGATAGAGAATCTAATATAGCATCTTGTGTTCCAGTAAAATGTGTAAATCTATAAGCTCTCGAATCATAATCAACATTAAAGGATGTATTAGTTATATTCCCAAAGAATAATCTATTATCTTTTGATTCTAATGTTTTAACTCTCTCAAAGGTTGTACCAATTCCTGTTAAGAAATCTTCCATGGTAACAGGAATACGATCTTCTGATCCTGAGAATGTTACATCAAGAGTTGTTAGTCCGTTGGTTAATTGAGCAAATATATATATATCTGAATTAGAAGCTATAGCATCTCGTCTATAAACTGCAGCTAGCTCTAAGAGTTCATAAGTTGTATCTAATCCTTGTAATGTCCATGTTATAGCTTTTGATGTAACTTCACCCATATTTGTGTCTGGATCTATAGGAGATCCTTCTATAGTACAGAAAGGATTTGTATCATCACTAGCATAGATAGGAACTAAATTAGATAGAGGAGACCAGTCTGTTACAAGACCTTCCGAGTTCTTATATCTATATGATAATTGATATACTCCAGCTTCTAGAGTTCCTCCAATAGTTATTATTTTTAGTGTAGGTATTTGTAATCCTGTTTTAGGAGCCAAATCTAAGAAGGCACAGGGTGTCGCCATCGCATCTGGATTAGCTACATTTAATTTTCTAGGAGGATTAAAATTATCTGTCCAGTATATACCTTGAATGTCTTTTTTCTCATACCTACCAATAGCTTCTATTGGATGTTGTTTTGAAAAGTTTATACATGCTTTAGCTGAATATATACATTCTATATAGGCTTGATAACCATTAACATCTTGAATCGCAGTGTCTATATTTAATCTCCAAATCTGACCACTATCACCATCAGCTGCTAGAGCTGCCTCTGTAACATCTCCATTTCCTGGATCCCAATTTGTAGTAAATAAATATATATTATCTCTTAAAGGAGCGTACCCAATAATATCTAAATCACATTGTGGAAATGCAAGAACATCTATTATGCTATATCCTCCAGTCATTGTAATACTAGTTACTTGATTAACAACAGGACTTCCAGTAAAGTTTTGAGTTGTACCCGCTAGTTCAGGAGCTACCATATCAGGTTTCCCCCATACTACTATTCTTTTTGAAGACTCATCAAATATCCATAAAAAACCAGGTGTTGCATTTCTCTCAAAATCTGGTATTGTAGCTGCTCCATTCATTGTCCACCCACTTACACCTGGATTCTTTAAAGCTTCAGCTAATGTATTAATAGGATTTCCTCCTGTACCACTTAAAGATACTTGCCATTGATTAATAGCCCCAGGCATCTGAACTGTAATAGTAACTAGAGAAACCCAAGGAATATTTATTAAAATTGCATTTGGATCTAAGGTAAAACTATGTACAGTTGGACTACAAGGAATCTGAATTGCATAATCATTACCTTCTATATTAACAAGAGCTGCCCCTTCTTTAGCCTCACTAGCAACTACTCTAACATTTTTAGCATCATAATACTGATCTGGAGATAAAGCATACTTAGATATATCTTTATTCATACCTTTTACAAAGGTGTTTATACTGATGGGCGGTTTCTGTTCTTGAGCCATTATCCTATTAATCTTCTTTCTGGGTTACTTAAATCTGTATAAAAGGTTCTTGCTGATGTCATGTTAGGTTTTAATTTAACCCATTGTGTTTTAACATTTTCCATCATATCTAGATTAGGCATGTTAGCTGATCCTCTAGCTTGTTTAACATACCATTCCCAATCTCTCTGACTGTCTCTATAGTGCGCTTCTGGTGATGCTCCTTTTCTCCAGTTAATTCTATCAAGCATCATTGTTATATAAGACTTTATAGCTTTTTTATAACTTATGTTATCAGGCACCATAGGGTATCCATCAATATCTACTTTTATTCCGCGGAATGCTAATAGTATGCAACCGGATTCGAAAGAAGTAATAATAAAATTATCATTCATATAATAACAATCTCCTGATGGACCGCTATTATTACTTTGTTGAGGAAAATTATCTTTATCTACAGGTTTACCATCTATAGTATTTGTTTCAGTGCTTGTAGGTGTAGTTGAGATAGCTCCAAAGGTTCCTGTACATTGTTGTAAAGGATGTCCTCTAAATGAAACAGAATCAGAAATATGAAGATTACAAGGAAGCGGAGCCCTATGTTCTTTAACACAAATCTCTGCTATTAGTTCTTCATAGGCCAATCCAGCTCCTATTAATTCTAGGGCTTCTCCTGCCCATTCAATAATATCCCAAATATCTAACTCTTCAAATATAGCAGTGTCTCTGTAGACACCTTCTATTATTTCTTTTACTGATACAAATTTATAAATCATTAGCGTTGTTTATTCATAATAGTCCACTTTTTTTTCTTTTAATAACGAGGCTAATCTTCTCTTATTAGTTCTCGTTGCTTGGAAACTATAAACACTCTTATTCTTTATTATAGCGTTTTTCTTTGACCATAACCATCTATAATTAAATCCGTCTGTATGATCATTTAAATGATATATTACTTTCTTATGTTCATTAGTTTTCTTCCAATCTATCTTCAATTTATTCTTACCTACAGAATAATTCATTTCTTTCTTTAAGATTCTAAGAGATCCTAATCTATAAGGTATCTTAAATTCTTTAGCTTTTAGAAGTATATCATCAATAATAAGCTTATTGAAGTCTTCACATATACCTCTATACTTTTTATAACCAACCTCATAGAAGTCATCATACTCCTTATAGGCTTGTACTAATGTACAACTACTGGTTGGTTTGTTGTTGAGGAGGTCCTGACAACCTGTCTCCGTTTGCGTTGTTTGTTTCATCTCCTGGTGTTGCTAATATTATATTAATTCGTTTCTGTAAAATTACATTAGTTACCTGTTCCGCCATAGATAATGAAATTGGAAAAGGGAAATCCCAGTCATACTCACAAGCTGAAAGAATAGGATTTTGTGCGCTCGTACAGTGATTTATCTTCCATACTTCAGTAGGATCTTCGAAAACCCCTGTTACCTTGACTGCTTCAATCAACATATCGCAACTGATGTATAAGTGGTCATTCTTCAGATACCAACGTGCATTAGAACTCGTATATTTATTATACGTATTCCATTTTCTCCGTGTATCTGTCGTTTCTGAAAAGGCCCTAGACCCATCCAAAGACTCAACAGCCAATATACTATCTCTATTATTTCTTTGTACCGTACGAGGAATTGGGTTAATAGACTTAAGTACATGTACACCTAAATCTACCTCACAGCATTCAGAAGCGTCTACGGGTTCCAAATAAACACAATTTAGATATTCCGTGCAAACAGAAGGTACTCTTACCTTCCTGCTCATAATTTGAGTCAATAGCATAGATCTCTCTTGCATTACCCAGTACGCACATTGTCTGAAACTAACATCTGCATCGTCGGAACTTTCGCCTCCGTAAGCAATGTTAATTATATCATAAACCATCTTATTTAAATTTGTCGCCATTCGCTTAAATATTTACCTGTAAATAACCTTCACATCCCTTTTCCTTATTCCATATATATGCTTGCGCACATCGTGATGCAGAATAACCCATCAGTTTGTGCCAAGAATCGTTAGCGCATATTGAAGGAATAAATCTAACTTTAATTCCTCTATACTCGTTAACCATTTCCTTATGAAGATGCCCACAATGAACTTCTCTAAATGTAGTTCGTGCAAACATCATCGGCTGCTCTGTAGCCATTATAAGTGGCATATTCGCAGCCTTCTCTTTATCCCCATGAGTAAACATAATCATATTAGTTCCATATTCATAATACTTTCTTCCTTCTGTAGTATTATCTACTGTAACATTCTTATCCTGCATATACCATGCAGATAAAACTTCACCTGCATAGAACATACGTTCATGATCATGATTCCCCTGAATAACAACAACATCTACTGGAGCATACTGACTTAGATAATTTATAGCTTTTATCATTAGCTTCGTATACCCAACAAAAGATTGTTGCCAATCCATTGTATCATCTTGAGGAGTTCCTTTTGTTGTAGCTCTACTAGCACCTTCAGAATTCATTCCGTCATTGCCGATAGGTAGTAAGAATCTTTCAATATTTAATCCTTCTGCTCTGCTGTGTAATTCTTGAATTGAATTCATGTAATTAATTTCAGCCTGCTCAGGACTAATACCTGTTCTCTTACCGTAATGAATATCTGGTAAAGATATTTCATATACAACAGGATTCTCCTTTTTTATATCATACGATCTTTTTAGAACCGTAGGGGATATAGATTTTAAACTCTCAAAGAACTCATCTTTAACTTCTCTCATCGCTTGGTCTCCCTCTTTAGTCACTATTGAATAACGAGTTTCACCTTGCATTGTTTGCCATATCTTTACAGACTTGACATTGGATCGGTCCCATCCTTGTGCTGTTAATAGGGCATCAAAATCAGAATCATTAATATTTACATTATCATTAATTTCTTCTTCTTCTTTTTCCCATTTAAATCCTCCAGCACTTTTACGCTGACCTTTTAACACTCTACAGATACTACCTTTATCAATATCTGTTTTATCTGACGCTTCTGTAATACTCTGGTAACGTCCTACCAGTTGACCTTCATACGTGATCTGTAATATCATAATTCATTATTTTTCTTTTACCTTTCATCTTCTTCCTTCGGACCACAAGCTTCACATTCCCAACCTTCTACCTTAGCAGCTAAACATGCACACAACGCTAATAACTTAGCATTAATTGTTGCTATCTCAACTTCCTGTACATTGTTCTTTTCTAAGTTAGCCGCAATAGCTACCACATTAGCTGCAATATCGGTATCATTATTAACAATAGCCTCTGTATTTCCAATTATATCTGCATCATTACTTGCTATATTTGCTTTGTTACTTGCGACATCAGCTTTTAATGCATCTACATCAAAGTCTAATTCAAAGTTTGCCTCAATAGTAGTTAGTAGCTCATTCCAATCCCAACTAGCATTTCTGCCTGGATTGAAACCAGCCTTTATAATTCTTTGTCCGCCTGGTTGTCTTACTCTAAACTTATCTAAAGGTTTTCTATTATCTTGATTATCTATTGCCATTATTTCTTTATTTTAAAATTATACATTATTCCTATATTATGTGTCTTATCCAGAACCCCATATCTATATGAATAAGAGGTACCTCTCTTACTTGTTAAACCTAGCATAGGAGAAAAATTAAATTTATCAGTATTTCCTCCTACTTCAAGTCCCACATTCAAACTAAAACTAGACGGTTGTCTAATAGTAGTTTGATTAGTATTAATAATTACTGTATCAGTCTGTATAATATACTGAGGAAACCTCGGAGTATAATTTATTTTCTGATCAAGTAGCTTACCATTAACTGATGTCCAAACTGATCCTGTTAATAAACTGTCAGAGAAATCATTGTGGTACTCATTAGTACTATCATTGATTACTACTGGAGTGTTTATTTTTATGTATAACTTATGAACAACAGTATCAATAAATTGTATTGTATCAATAAATGTTATTCTAGTTGTATCAGTTTCAGTTATTACAATATCCTCAGTTACAGCCCCATTCCACGGACGAGTAATATATAGAAGGAGTGCAAATATAAGTGCTATCCATACTCTATAATCCATATCCATCAATTCCAAAATATTAATTTGGTTAGCACTCCCGCAAGCGCTACCCAAATAGACCATAAAACCTTACTTGTAGATTTACGAAAAGACGTATTCTTATTTACTCTAGCTGTTACTCCTACATCTGGATCTAAAAGTTTTGTTTTTATAAATCTAACATCTTCTTTTATATCTGCTAGTTTCTCATCTAGTTCTAAATTGGTAATACGTCTTCCCATTAAATCAAGTTTTATTCGGTTACTAAAATCCCCATTAGAGGTTTCATAATATTGGCGTCTAATCCATAATCTTTAATATCTTCTAGATTAATTGGATGTAAGTCAAATGTAACTTCTTCTTTAAGAACCTCTTCCCATATCTTATTAGCTTCTGTAAGATTATCACCAAAATCAATTTGATTCTGATCATTTCTAACTGCGTTTCCATGCTCATCTTTTGTAGCAAGGTCTTCAACTAATTTCTTATGTGCCTCATTAGTTTGGAAAACTAAAGTAGCAATACTATCTAAGTTATTAGAAATAGTGTGCCATACTTTTGTTTCTTTACTATTAAGGTAAGCCAGTCCTTGGCTTAAAGTAAGTAAGTCTTTTTTAGACA